CTTGAACACTTACCACCTTCTTTTATATTAAATCCATCATTTACAGTATCATAATATTGAATCCAATATTTTTCCCTTTCATCTAATAGATTTGTATCTTCAACTTCTTCAACTATACCATAAACAAAATTATATTTACTGTATTTTTGTATTGCTCTACTAATTTTAGTTTCATTAATTGTTCTAAAATGACGAAAAACTCTTCTCTGTAATTTTTCTACAGTTTGTCCTATGTATTTTTTACCAGTAGTTAAATTATGAATACAGTAAATAATTCCCATTAGAATTTAAATCCAGAAAATTTATTAGTTTTTGATTCACTATTTCTTTCTGGTGATTCGTATTCCTCATCGTTGCCAGAATTAATAATATCCTTTTGAGCAGATTGTTCACAATCATAGAGACGCATTTTTTCTCTATCAATTCCAAGAACAAACCTCTTGTATTTATCAGTTGAAGAATATCTGTTCTTCAATTGTTTCACCATAATCTGTCCCAACCCCTCCAACTCTTCTGTGCTAATAAGGGCAAACATAAGGTCAGCAGTAGCAGGAAGACCAAAGGATTCACTAGTATCAGTTAATTCTGGATCAGATGATCCAAAACCGCTTCTTGTCGTTTGTGTAGCACTAACGATAGGAACATTTGCTTCAACCGCAAGACCACGAAGTTCTTCCGCAATTGCTTTAACATAAGAGTAAGAATTGACTGAAAAATTACTCTTATACCTTGAAGACCCACAAATATTAAGGTAGTCAATGAAAATAATATCAGGTTTGAATGATTTCTTAAGAGAGAGTTCATTTAAAAGTGCCCTAAAGTGTCCTGCGTGTGCGGAAGCAGTTGGATATTCTTTAATAATCAAAGTTCCTTGTGTCTTCTTCGCAATATTATTTACTTTTGAATCAAACATCATTTTTGGTAATGTTTCAATATCCTTAATATTTACATTCAAAAGGTTTGCGTCAATTCGTTCAGCAATTTTCTCCTCTGCCATTTCAAGCGTAATATACAATACGTTCCGTCCTTGAAGAAGAACTGATGCCGCAAAATGACACATAAACAGAGATTTCCCTGTTCCAGTTCCAGCAAGACAAATATTTAAGGTCTTATTAGGAATACCCCCTTTGGTAATTTTGTTAAAATATTCCAAATCAAATGAGATTTTATCTTCTTTTCTGTGATAAGAGTCATATCGTTCTTGGTAATCTTTTAGGTAATCGTGTCCAATGTGGCTATCAAATCCAATAGCAAGTGCTTCTTGTAAAATTGTTGGAATGGAATCTCTTGACTTCTTTTCGTCTTGTCCGTCAGCAATTTTGATACTTTCCATAAGAGCAAGATAGATTGCTCGGTCTTTACACCACTTTTCCGTAGTATCTACCAACCATTGCTTATCTGCTGGTGCATCATCAAGTTTAGAAATATAATCACAAATAATTTTGTAAGTATCTTCTGTAATATCAGTTCTTTTTTCTGTTTCAATTAAAAGAACTTCTTTTGTTGCGAGTTGTTCATAAGCAACAATAAATTTACAAATCTCTTCAAAAACTACTTTCTCGTGAAGGTTTTCAAAATATTCATTTTTAATAAAAGGTAATACTTTTCTACAATAATCATTATTGAAAAGTAAATTTCTCAAAATAGTAGTTTCGACTTTTTCCATCACTCCTCTAACTATGGATTTCGTTTGTGGTGAGGAGCATCGAATACAAAAGTAATTCTAACTTCATCACCAATATTTTCAGCACTATGGGGAAGTTTATTGTTAAACCAGAAAAAAGTTCCGGGTTCAACAATCATAGTTTCATCCCCAACAGTATACTTGTATTTTCCCTGAATGGAAAGGTGGTATCTATCTTTCGTAAGATAATAAGTTCCTTCATCAATATGAGTTCCAACAATTTCACCAACAGGTAAAGAAAGAAAAGCACAACGACGTATTTTCTTAAAATATGTTTTTAAGAATTTTAGAATTTCTGTGTGCTTTTCATATGCAGGTGTTTGAATACAAATTTCAGTATTACCAACATACTGTCCTTCTTTTTCTATTCCACCCATTATTAATTGAAGAACATCAACAGTTGTAGTATATTTTTTTGGATCTAACTGTTCGGTTCCTTCAATTCTTTTTTGAGATCCCCAATCTTCTGGGTATTGTTGGAGTTGTTCTAGTATCTTGGATACATCAACACCAGTTTTTATGATGCGAATATTTTTCATACACCATAACTAAACTCTTTTCTTGCGATTTCGTCAAGTGCTTGCATTACTTCTGGAGTAAAATACTTTTCTGGTTCTGCAAGAATTTGTTTTGCATAAATTTTCTTACCATCCATTTCGTACCTACCTGCAACATTCTTCCAGATTCCACCAAGTTCACCCAACTCAAGCAAACCATAATACCTATCAAGACCACGTTCATCATAGAACAAACGAATTTCAACGTCCTGATTCTCTTTACTTAAACGTGACTTAGCAGTCTTTGCCTTGATAATGTTTCCAATGACTTCCGTTCCATCCTTCTCTTTTTTCTTAGATAGATGAATAATAGTGGAAGCAGCATACTTAAGACCACTACCACCTCCCATCTCTTTAGTAGGAACATAAGCACCGATAACATCGTAGGTGTGATTGGTTACAATCATTGGAATGTTTGCTTGACCAAGTTTCAGTGTAAGCATACGAAATGCACCCTTAATGAGTTGGGATTTAGTCATATCCCTAACTTCTTTATCATTTAGAGCATCATTAATCTCTTTACTGGTTGAAAGCATACCAAGAGAATCTAGAACAAACATACAAGGATTGCGCTCTGCTTCTGGTTTCTTCATGTAAAGATCAACTGCCTTTAGTGCCTTACCACGAAACTCTTCAACTGTAACAACATTGACCACCACGACTCTAGTTGTGTCAATGCCTCTGCTTTCCAATAAGGATCTGGTGATTGCAGCTTCAGTATCAAAATACAGACAGTATCCAGTAGGATTATTATCAAGAAAATTTTTGACCACTGCCAAACTAAAGAAAGTTTTTCCAGTAGAACTTTCACCTGCGATTGCAGTAATTTTATTGCCAGATACACCACCAAAGATACTCCCACTGACAAGAGCATTAAATATGTACGAACCCGTGTCCACATAAGTTTCAGTCTCGTCAATATCTGATGCAAGTTGTGTGTATTCTCCACCGATTTCTTTTACAATATCTTTTAAAAAGTCCATTAGTTAAAAAATGATTCTAAGTTTACAGTTTTTTCTACTTTCCAGTTAATTGCATCCAAAATTACTTTCATTGGTTCTAAAAATGCTTTACTGAATTGTAGGTCATAGTCAATGTATTTGTCTAGTCCAAATTCCTTTGGAAATTCTTGAATATAAGAAATAACATTCTCACGAATTGGATTTGGAAGTTTCAAATAACAAAATTTAATCTTCTCACCATTTTGAATCTTTGCATACTTCTTATCTAACTTCTTTTCTTTAATTAGATGATTGTAAAGAATTGCTCCTCTTGCGTGAATTGGAGTTCCCTTACAATAAAGAGTCGATGAAGATTTATGTTTATCTACGTCATTAATTGAACGTGGAAATGAAATTTCTTCTGGAGGAAGTTCATTAAATGCTTTACGAAAATTATCTATAAAGGAAATCATTTCGTCTTCGGTTTTAGTCATCACAATTTTAAGAGCATCCTTAATTTTTTGACGACAAGGAGCAGGAGTAGAAGATTTAACTGCTTCCAGTCCCATAATTTTCAATTTAGGTTCATCATATCTAACACCTTCACTATCCCAGACATTCAAGATATAACGTTTTTTAGCAGTCCAGATTCCACGGTCGGCAATATTCTCCCGTTTCATCTGCATCTTTTGGTCATATGCATTCACATAATCCGCCAATTCTTGGTAAGAACTCTCAATATATTTTTCAAATTCCATCGCACAGACCTTATCAAGGAACCCAACAATTTCCTCAGTAGTTTTTTCTCTTCCCTTGTATACAGTCTCGACAAAAGGACCCATATTAAGGTAGATAGAATCAGTATCAGAAGCAATAACATAATCAACATCATTTGTTTTAAGAATTTTGTTTAGGTATGAATTCATTTTACGTTCAATCCAACGAATGGAAACTTGTCCAGACATTGTGATTGCTTCAGCATTTGCTAGTTTATAGTACCTGAAATACTGATTTCCAATAGCACCATAAGCACTATTAAGAGAAATCTTTTTTGCCATTTGGATATTGTTGCATCTAGAAATTTCTCTTTCCAATTCTTTCGTCTTCGTTTTTTCGTATTGCTGTTTTGCCTCCAACATCTTTTTCTTGAAGATTACACGGTCATTATACATTTTCTCCATTAGTTCTGGAAGAAAACCACGAACGTCCTTACGATACATTGCACCATTTGGGCATATCGCATAGTCTTTATATTCCGAAAAGTCTAATTCTTTGTTTAGAATCTTATCAACAGTTACAGATGGATGCCTTTGTTCCATCAAAGTTTCAGGGCTTATGTTGAATTCCATCATCAAATGTGGATATAGGCTATTCAAGTCAAAAGAGACAACCCAATCATACTTTCCAGGAATTGGTTCCTTAACATATGCCCCCGCAAATTTATCACTCTTTTCCGAACGATCCTTAGGAGGAATAACAATATTCCTTTTCTTTAAGTAATTATAAATGATTGCATCCCAAGTTCTTACCTGAAAGAATACATCATTAAAATTTATTTTTGCATCATAAGCCATTGTAAAACATAGTTCAATAAGTTTCATCTTGTCTTCCAATTGGTCTACAAGTTCCACATCTCGAATATTATAATCAATAAACTTCTGCCAATCTTTTGTATAAAAATCCTTAAATGTCTCAAATTCAGAGTGATCCAATTTCTTTTGACCTAGTTCCACATTTGCGATATGGTCTAGACGATAAGATTCCTGTGCCTTATAAGTAAACTTCTTATAAAGGTCAAGATAATCAATAATTGAAACCCCAGCAACTTCATAAGAGATTTGTTCTCTTCCTTTAATTACAAGTTCTTTTCTGCGAATATTTCCCCAAGGAGAAAGACGACGTGCTTCCTTTTCACCGAGAATTCTATCAATTCTTCCAGCAATATAAGGAATATCATACAACTCACAGTTCCAACCTGTAATCACATCAGGAGTTTCCCTTTCCCAAAATGCGAGAAAGTGTTGAATCAAATCAATTTCATCCCTACATTCAACATACACAACATCCTTACGAGTATTGATATAAGGACGAGATGCAAAGCAAATAATATGCTTTGTTGCATAATTTTGTAATGTGATTGCTAGAAGTTCTTCAGCACAATCAAATACATTTGGGAATCCATTTTCTGATGCAACCTCAATGTCGATTGTTACGAGACGAATTTTCTTAATATCAAATTTAATTTCATCTTCTGGATATGTTTGTGAAATATATTGTGCTTTGTAATTATCATTACCATAAACAGCAAATCCTTCTACATTTTCATATTTCTTTAAAAACTCCTTACAATCAGAAATCTTTCCAGGTTGAATTGGTTCAACACTCAACCCATCAAGAGTTTTATACTTACTTTGTTTTTTGGAAGTCACATATAGAGTTGGTTGAAACTCTTCCTCTAACTGAAAATACCTACCGTCTTCATAACCACGAACCAACATTTTATTAAATTTTTCATAGACGTTGGTATAAAATCTCATTTTGTAACTTCTATATAATCATCAAGTAATTTTCCACTTGGTTCAGCGAGAGTCAAGATCTTATCTGAACTAATCATAATTTCAACATCATTGGTAATATTGTTTAACCACTTTACCAAAGTTTTTTCCCCAGATTCAGTAGTAATAATTTCATATGGTGAAATAAGTCTACAGTCTGGTTGACCAATATCAGCCAATACTTCCTGAATCTTGCTGATCAAAATTGACTGATTCAGTAAGACTATTACTTGTGTTAGAATCTCCGATTCCGTTTCTGTTTCCATCATTTCCTGTTCCATTCAATTTCTCCTCATAAGATTTTTTAATTTCATCAATTGGTTCAACAATGCAAACTACCCAATCATAATTAACAACAATATCATTATCTTTTGATAGTGCCATCCATTTATAAAATGATGCATTATATTTTGTCTGCTCCACTCCTTCAACTAATACTTGAGAAGAAGATAATTTAACGTAATGTGGACTTTTAAAAAGATAAGATACTAAATTATCATCAGGATCTCTAAATTCTTTAATATCAGAAATAACTTCTTCGCCAGATTTTAAAAGTGCTAGTTTAATAGTCATAATTCATTCATACCTTTAATTATTATAGCATAAAAAAGGGAGGTGTCAACTGGATTTTGCCAGTTACCTCCCTGCGGCAACGATATTCAGAAGTATTTATAGATACTCTTTTCTGCTGTGGTGTTCTGGAACAATCTTTCCTAGTCGAATGGTAAGTAGTCCGTCTTCAAAGGTGACTTCTCGGACTTCTGTGTCGTCGGAGAGAGTCCATGCCCTTTTGAAACTTCGTTGAGCCAGACCCTTGTGGATAAACGTCCTATCCGATTCTGTATCTGATTTTTGCCCTTCGACAAAAAGTTTTCCATACTCTGTGAAGACATTTACTTCTCCTCTCTTAAATCCTGCAAGTGCAATCTCTAAATGAGACTCTACATTATTTACCTGAATTAGATTGTAGGGTGGATAGTTATTTGTAGTTTCGTGAAGATTGAATAGACGATCAAAATATTCGTCCATTCCAATACTATTGCGAGTAATCCTATCCATTAGGGCAGGAAGATCCGCAGATGTAAACCTAGAAGTTGCAAGGTTAGTCATTATGGTAGCTCCTTTAAAAGCGAGGTTTGATTGTGTGATCCATATAAGGCGATCAATATTATTTAATCACAAAATAAAAATAATAGCAAGTTGAAAACCGAACATATTATTATGGTTTTTACGCCAAAATAATATCAAGAATACAACCTTCTATGTTTAGGTACTTCACTTCTTTTTATCCAAAATCTAATAGATCTATCGGAAACTCCATAAAGTTTAGCACATTCTTTTTGAGAAAAGTATGTTATTCCTTCCAAAATAAAAGGATCACATTTTTTCCCACATTTACCACCTTTTCTACGTTTATATCTATTCAATATTCGTTCATCAGTAATCTTTATACCTTTATTCCAAGCAGGTTTGCCCTTCATAGACATACTGGTTTTCTCTCGGGATGCTTTACTTCTTTTTGATCCCGAAGTACCTTCGCCACCATCTGTTTTATTAATCAATACACCACCACTATCTTTTTTTCCCCAAAACCTTATAAGTTCCACTTCCAAAGATAGTGCTTCTTGCTCCGTTAAATTTTCTTTTATTCTTACTATTCTATCTCTATCAGGAGGTCGTTGAGCCAAACCCAACTTTCTTTTGTTTGTGTCTCTAAATCCAGAACCTTTCCCAATATAATAAGGAGAATATCTATCTTCACGCAAATAAGCGTAAACGTAATACTTTTCCATCTGCTTTGTTTGTGGTTATAGTTATTTATACAAGAAAAGGAGCATTTCTGCTCCAAATCTCTTTGCTTGAATAACCACAAACAAGCACTATTATTTATCAACCAACAATACTCCCTATCCACTCTTCACTCATATTCACCATAATCGCTTCTGCTGCTTCTGGTGTTTCAGCATATCCTTCATCAATCAAGTGTGAGAGGATGATGCCGTAGAGGTCTGCTTCTTCTTTTTTTAATTTTGTTTTATATCTCCGTTCGTCATCCTGTTGCTTTCTATAAGATTTTTGAAACTCTGTTGATGGTTTCTTTTTACCTTCTTTCCAATCTTTTTGCATAAGAGCAAAAGTTCTATTC